CTGCACAGAACCGGATATGGTGCCCACGGTCTGCTATAATAACGATATGCAGAGTGTGATCGGCCGTGTCGAGAAGGTGTCGAATGACACCATCCCGGATGGACGATTCAGTGCGTGGGCCCTCGAGTTCGTTAAGATGGTTGTGCCGAAAGCAGGAAGAGGGGTCCCGTTGTCGATCGACTAGGTTGATCAACTGCAGGACAGACCCTCCCAGCGCGCCCGTACCCAGATGGCTCTCCCGTTCATGGCTTGGTGCTCCGGTGTGTTTGTGAAGGCTTTTATGAAGAAAGAGACGTACGGTAATGTCGGAGACCCGAGGAACATCTCCCAGGTACCGACGGCCCACACTCTCCAGCTGAGTAGCTTCACCTATGCCCTGAAGAAGGACTGCCTGAAGATGACCAAGTGGTATATCCCCGGAATGAGTCCCGGAGCCATCGCGAGAAGGCTCTGTGACTACGTCCGGAAGTACGCCGCTGTTGGTTCGACCGACTTTTCTCGTTTCGACGGAACCATATCCCGTTGGCTCCGTGAACATGTCGAGCAGGCTGTCTATCTGAGGTGGGTAGCGGAAGACTACCGTCAGGACCTGATGAAATTGTTGAAGGACGAGTTGGACTGTAAAGCTGTGACGGCCAAAGGTGTGAAATACCTCCCTGGCGGGTCGCGGTTGAGCGGTTCTCCCTTGACGACAGACGGAAACACTTTGATAAACGCTTATGTGTCGTACTGCGCGTTGCGGTCTGCAGGAGGCAGCCCCCAACAAGCGTGGGATGACCTGGGTTTGTATGCGGGCGACGACGGCATCACCGCTGCTTGCAGCGTTGCCATCGAAGAGGCCGCTAAAGGATTGGGACTGAAATTGAAACTGGACATGTGTCCGGCAGACACTCCGGTACCCTTCCTTGGCCGTATCTTTCCGAACCCGCATGTATCGTTAGGCAGTTTCCAAGATCTCATCAGGACCCTGCGTAAGCTAACCATCAGCTTCGCTCCCAGCACTGTGTTAGATGCGGTGGCCCTCTATAACAGAGTGAGTGGTTACCTCGCTCTGGACCCGGCAGCCCCTGTTCTTGCGGACATTTGTTGCAAGATCATGGATTTGCTGTCAGCTGAGGACCCGACGTTGGAGGCGCAAGTGAAGAGGCAGAGGAATGCGCTCCAGATGGACATCCCGTACATGTTGAGAACTGAGACGGGAACGTGGCCCCAACTGGAAGGCAGCACGTACGAGATTGAGGCTGTGGCGAGGAATTTAGGTATAGCCCCG